CTGCACCATCTGGTCCTATTAGGATCTTTAGGTGTACTCCTAATAATGTGCTGCCAGCTACTTTCCAAGCTGGTTCTGCAATTCGATCTAGTGATCTAAATAATAATTTTGAGCAGTTACTTCATGTTACGCAGGACTCAAGTATTCGTACTGTTGATACAGAGGCTATTGCTGCATCTGCATTTACAAAGTCTACTAATGCTTTAGCCTCTGCTACAACTGCTATTGGTTTGGCAACTACTGCTGATGCCAATGCATCTACTGCAATTTCCCAAGTTAATAATCTTATTCCATACACTGCAGTAGCTACAGTATCTGATCTTCAATTTGTCACACCCTTTACTGGTGATCGATTTGAGGTAACTAATTCTACTGGCGCAGAGTCTTCATCTCTTATCGTTAATCTACCTACAGATTCAAATGGCAACACCACCTTTGTAGGATCTGCAGACATTAAATTGAGGCTTGAACATAATGGTACAGCCTTTAGTTTTATTGATTATATTGTTCCAGACCCTGATAGTAGATATCTAACCGCTAATACATCTTATGTTGAATCAGTAAATGGTGCTACGGGTGCTGTTACCTTTAACTATGTATCTTCAGTTAACGGCTCAAGTGGTGCTGTAACTATCGATCCTAGTACCAATACTTTCTCTAATACTGCACCAGCTACTCCTGACACTGGCGACTTCTGGACAGATACTACAACAAACCCTCCTATCTTAAAATCTTGGGATGGTACTGCATGGGTTGAAATCAGCACTTCGGCGTCTGCTTTGTCAGTTCCTGTTATTAGTAATGTAACCCTTACAGATGACTCACCTGGTGGTAATCGTTTTACATCTTCAACTTTTTCTGTTGATGCCACGATGGTAGATAATGGTACTCCTGTTTCCCAAAAAGGAGTTAAAGCTACTGTTACTGCAAATTTTGTTAATTATGCGTCGTTACCTGCTTTGACAGGAAATACTGTTACTAACGCTGGTACTTCTAATTCTGGGTTTACTACTTATAACGCTCAAGTTCTTTCTACTACAACAAACGTAAATCATGGTAATAGAACTCTCGTAACACCAGCTTATAAATCTAATGGCTGGTATTTCGTTTATTCTTCCAACTATTCTAGTTCTGGAGAAACTGGTATATTCTTCAAAAATGACGCTTCTTCATCTGGTACCGGCGCCAATATCCATAATGGAACAGCGCAAGGAAATAATTTTACTGATATAATCGGCATTGGCCATTATAAAGGTACATATTGGACTGTTGCTGCGAATAGTAGACCAAAATTGGTTGCTTGGTCTGATGGCAGTACATCGTGTTTTGAACATGCGACTTCAAGTGGTTTTAACGACCCGGGTGGAGCTTTTACCAGTGATGGTGAAGTGCTGTATTATATAACTGGAGTCAATAGTACTCAAGGTTTAGAATTACAGATACTGAATAAAGATTTGACTAGCACATCCCTTATTAATTCTAGTGATAGCTTTGTGTCTGGCACATTAACTGTAGATTTTCTTACTAGTTTTAGTAGTTATAATGCTGAACAAGCCAATATAGCTTACGATGAAGTATCCGATAAAATAATTATTACAGGTCAAAGAGCTAGTACTACTGCTACAGTTACATTTGATATTGATCGAACTGTAGGAATTTCTCTTAACCGTTTGACTAACAAGCAAGAGGTGACGACCGATTCTACTGATGTTTCTGCATTAGTTTCCGATGGTGCATACGGAGTTTATCGTTATAATCAAAACAGAAGCTTGCAAAAATGGAATCACACAACCAATTCTTGGGATACAAAATGGTTGAGTCCAACATACCAACAGTTTCAAAATCTACCGTATATTCGTGATGGATATATGATTGGCTGCTTTAGAGATGCAAGTAATCACTTTAATATTGTTCAGTCGCAAGATAGTGGTAGTTCTTGGAGTGTAATGGTCAGTAATGTCCAACAAGGAAGTACTGGTGATGATACTTGGTCAGCAGCTCTTGGCTTTGGACAACTTGTAACTTCTGGTTATCGTAGTGGTGGTTCTCCATATATGTATACAACTCGCTTCCGGCAACAGATAACTCAAGCTGCTACAACTACTGCAGGAGCTTTATTTACTTGGGGTGAGCGTGAACCAATTGCACTTAGTGGCCATGAAGATGACCAAACTAAATGGGGTAACATCTCTAATCTAAATAGTGCCAACGGAACTTTTAATATTAACTCAAACTATTCCTTTAGTACTGGTGATGTTATTGTAAGTAGAAGTCAATCAACTTCATCTTCTTCTTCTACACGTTATCTTGTGATTAATAGCGTTGGTCAAGTTACCGATATTGCTAGTACAGATCCAGGTTTTATTCAGCAAGGTCCGGGTTTATCTCATGACCTTACTTTTCCGGCAACCTTCCCATCTGGAAATTCCCCCGACTTTGAGCTACCTGTAGGTACAGTATTACAGGCTGAAATTCAAGCTACCAACTCAAGTGGTTCCGATAGTTATACTTCTAATTCTATTACTCCTAGTTAGTTATGAATAAATCTAATTACGAATACACTCTTAGACTGTGGTCAAGTTATCAGAAACGGAAAGAAGATCCTTCTCTTTCTGTTGATGATGCTTACTTACTTGAGTTGGCTGATTTAAATAGACAAGAACGCAACAGGCTTCTACAAGCTTCTGATTATCGTATGGTATCTGATGCTCCATGGGATACAGCTGAGTGGGCTACATACCGTCAGCAACTACGTGATCTTCCAAGTACTGAAGGGTTCCCCCATTCAATTACCTGGCCCACTGAACCTAGTAACTAAGTAAATGAAAAAAGCAGCTGAATCTAAATTTAACGAGCTGCATAATATTTTGACTGAAGAACTCCTCTCTCGTATTAAATCGGGAGAGGCTTCTACTCAAGATCTTAAAGCAGCAATTGATTGGCTTAAACAGAATGACATTACTGGTGTTGCTATTGAGGGTAGTCCTCTAAGTAAACTTGCCAGAATTATTCCTGATGTAGATCCAGATCTTGTTCAACAGAGGCTTTATGGCAAGAGAGAAACTCCCGTATAAAAAGCTCAGTAGGACAGCAAAGTTCTACAGAAATAATCCTGAAGCAGATGCAAAGCATCAAACTACATCATTAAAAGCAGCGAAGAAACCAGCACGTAAGAAAAAGAACGCTGAAACAAGAAAATTCCGTCGTAATAACGGACTTGAAGGTAAAGGCGGACCAGACGTCCATCATTCATCGAATGGACTAATGACTATTTCTGCACGTAAGAATCGCTCAATCAAATGACGCCACTCCCTACTCCTGACCATTATCTACATAACCTAATAGCCATGACATCCTCTGAAGCCAAGCGCCTTTGGAGGCGCAGTATCAAAGAGCATTTTGACTGTACATGTGTCTATTGCGGAGGAACCTATGACATTAATGAACTTACTCTTGACCATGTCCATCCTAAGTATCATGGTGGAAAAGATGAAACACACAACCTTGTGTGCTCCTGTCCTAGCTGTAATCAGGAAAAGGGATCAACATATTGGCGAGAATTCATAACTCGCTTTAACAACCCACTACGGGAACAAATTATTGCTAACTACACAAATGGCTAATAGAAAAAAAATTAGTTTGCTTAAATCACAAAGAGCAAAACTAAAAAAACAGCGTGCACTTGCAACTACACCTAAGGCCAAAGCACTTGTTGATCGACGTATTCAACAAGTAACTGTAAAGATAGAAAATGCTCAAAAGCTTCTTAAAGGTTCACCTACTCCTAAAGCATTGCCGCCAGCTAAAAATCAACTCAAAGGTGCATCTACTCCTAAAGCTCTTTCTCCCGCCAAAACTCGTCCTACTGGCAGTCCATCGAGTCGTCGTGCACAGGCTGCAGCTAAACAAGTAAAAGCTGCTCAAGGAACCACCGGTGGTAAACGTGTAGGACAACCTGCAGGTGCTGCTAACCGTAAGTACGGAGCTAAACGTGTCAACGCTGCTGTTCGTCGCGCTCAAATGTCAAACGCTGCTCGTACTGTTGGCAAAGTTGTAAAAGGTGCCCTTAAAGGTGGTAGTGGCTTGGCAACCGCACTCAGCGCAGGTGCAGCAATTGGTGATGCTTATCGTAAAACTAACCGTGTAAAGTCAACATCAGGTCGCGGCGCAGGACGTGCTACTTTTAACGAAAAGAATAAGACTAAAAGCAATAATGTAGGTCCCCCGGCTGTTGAGGGTGGCTACACGATTAGTCGGAAAAATCGTAAGTACAAACCTAGACCAACTGCTAAAAAACCAAAGCAAGCTGTTGCATCTACACCTAAACCTGCACCAAAAGTATCAAAAGTACCAAAACCACCAAAACCTATCCCTAAGAAGGATCGGATGGAAAATGCTTCTAAAGACAAGCGTATGGCAGCTTGGGCTAAAGCTAATGCGAAAATGATTCGCAAGAGTGGTACTGCTAAACAACGGGCAATTCTTGACAGAGTAGAGAACAAACCCAAAAAGTCTGCAGCACTTAAAGCTGGTTATCCAGGTAATCGAAACTACTAGATACCTGTCCACTAACGAATAAATATACCGCGCTCCGCAAGGGGCGCTTTTTTTATGTCAATTAAAAAAGCCATTAAAGATACTGCGGAATACGTTTTTAAAAACGGCAAAAGAACAATTACTGAAGGTGCCAAGAACGGTGCCAATGGTGCAGCTAATGGTGCAGCAAAACGAGCAGTAAAAAAAGCTCCTAAACCACCACCGCGTGTTTTAAACAAAGCAGACTATGAAGGTACAGCCGGTGGTCACTCTGGCTTTGGTCGTTTTAAAGCTGACATGGCTGCATTCGACGATAAAAGAAAAGGACTTCAAAAACCTTTGTTTAAAGATCAAGCTGGTGATCTTCATTATCATCAATCAAACGGTCAAAAACCTAGTCAGTTTCGTCATCGTGATGATAAACAGGCTGAAGTTCTTGACAGGGATCAAAAGGGCAAACAACAGTCTAAACCTGGTGTGACTGGTAAATCTTTTCTAAAAGATCGGCCGCAAATTGCTGATACTGAAGCACATCATATTGCTCCTATTAAATCCCTTCAATTTCTTTTTGATGGTCTTGACGAACGTGAATCTCTAAAATTAATTGAACACTTTGAAAAGCGTGGTGTTTACATTGGCAATGATGCACGCAACAGAGCTGATCTTTCTTCATCTATCCATACCTCAGTGCACGAGTCATATGTCAAAAGAGCAATTCTGAAATACGACCACGCATCACTTGAAGGTATGTCACTTAAAGAACGTCTCAAATTTGCTAACGTGATCCTCCAAGAAATTAAAGAAGCTAAAAAAATTGTTGAACGTGAATCTGAAGTCTTGATTACACCATCTCAACTAAACAAGTCTATGCAACGGGTTAATAAACCTGAACTAGCTATTTATGACAACAAGTCTTGATCTATTACAAGAAGATTTCAAGCTGTTTCTACAAGCTTTGTGGGCTCAGCTTGACCTTCCTTCTCCTACCCGTGCCCAATACGCAATCGCTGATTATCTACAACATGGCCCGAAACGTTTACAGATTCAAGCTTTTCGAGGTGTTGGTAAATCTTGGATTACCGGTGCTTTTGTCCTCTGGACCTTATTCAACGATCCTGAAAAAAAGATCATGATCATCTCGGCTTCTAAAGAACGAGCCGATAATATGTCCATCTTTCTACAAAAACTAATCATTGAAACTCCTTGGCTTAACCATCTGCGTCCTAAATCTGATGATTCCCGCTGGGCTCGAATATCATTTGATGTTAACTGCTCACCACACCAAGCGCCTTCAGTTAAATCAGTTGGAATTACTGGTCAGCTTACTGGTAGTCGTGCTGACCTAATGATCCTTGATGACATCGAAGTTCCTGGTAACTCGATGACAGAACTCATGCGAGAAAAACTACTTCAACTCTGTACAGAAGCTGAATCTATTCTTACTCCTAAAACTGATTCTAGGATTATGTATTTGGGTACTCCTCAGACAACCTTTACTATCTATCGTAAGCTAGCTGAGAGGTCCTACAAGCCCTTTGTTTGGCCTGCTAGGTACCCTAGGAAGGTAAGTCAGTATGAAGGGCTCTTAGCGCCTCAGCTAGTGGCTGATATTGAAAATGGAATTGATACTTGGAACGTAACTGACCCAGATCGTTTCGATAATGATGATCTCTTAGAACGTGAAGCATCAATGGGTCGTAGCAACTTTATGTTGCAGTTCATGTTAGACACAAGCCTTAGTGATGCAGAAAAATTCCCACTTAAAATGTCTGATCTGGTTGTCACTAGTGTTAACCCCACTACTGCTCCTGACAATGTCGTATGGTGCTCAGACCCATCAAACATTATTAAAGACTTACCTACGGTCGGTCTCCCAGGAGATTACTTTTATTCTCCAATGCAACTCTCTGGGGAATGGACTGATTACTCCGAAACAATCTGCTCAATTGATCCGTCGGGTAGAGGAACAGACGAAACAGCCGCGTGCTTCATATCTCAGAAAAACGGCTTCCTCTACGTGCATGAAATGCGTGCTTACAGAGACGGGTACAGTGACCGTACCTTGTTAGATATACTACGTGGTTGTAAAAAATTTAAAGTCACTAAACTATTAATTGAAACTAACTTTGGTGATGGTATCGTAGCTGAATTATTTAAAAAACATCTACAGCAAACTAAACAACTAATTGACATAGAAGAGGTACGAGCTAATGTCAGAAAAGAAGACAGGATTATCGACTCTCTCGAACCTGTGCTTAATCAGCATCGTCTCATTGTGGATCGTTCTGTTATCGAATGGGACTTCAAATCAAACCCTGACTCTGCACCTGAAGAACGACTCCTATACATGCTCTTCTATCAAATGAGCCGTATGTGTAGAGAGAAAGGTGCTGTTAAACATGACGACAGATTAGACTCTCTAGCACAAGGTGTTAAATACTTCACTGATGCTATGGCTATCTCTGCTCATGAAGCCATGAATCAACGTAAACGTGATGACTGGAATGACATGATGGCGGGTTGGTTAGACGATCCTGAAGCAGCAGCCTCTCATATGGCCTTTGGTATGGACTTAAATCAACGTCAAAAAGCTCGTATGTTAGCTGGTAAAAAAGTGGTTCCTACCTGGGTTTAATAAGACAACCAAATCCATTGCAGTCACTGCGTTCTGGCTGGTGTGGACCCTATACAGGGGGAGAGAAGGGTGGACTCGAACCCTGTAGGAAGGAAGACAGTCATTATCATGACTCCTTCCTTCTTTATTAATAACCTCTTGAATGGTTATTCTGTAAGTCCTGTTAAACCCCCGACTTCGTCAATGACACAAGATTAACTATCTACTTATTGATCTTGTAAAACGATGAATGTTATTACTTATCAATTCTATGATTACTGACCACCAAGTAACTCTTATTCATTCAACAGATAATGGTGATGACTTAGTAGCCTATATGGCTAGAGTCTCTAACCCTAATAATCAAAATAATACAACTACAGCTCCTAGGTTAATTAATTACCTCATTAAACATAACCATTGGTCCCCTTTTGAAATGGTATCTATGTGTGTAGAAATTGAGACTACCAGAAGTGTAGCTGCTCAACTCTTACGTCATAGATCATTCTCTTTTCAAGAGTTCTCTCAACGGTATGCTGAAGTAACTGATTTCCCTACTACCCCTGATTTACGTAGACAAGATACTTCTAATAGACAAAATAGTATTGATGACTTAAATGCTTTTGATGTTCAACAATTTCAAATGCAGATTCAACAACATCATGATACGTCTATGTGGTTGTATAAACAAATGTTAGAAGCAGGGGTAGCTAAAGAATGTGCTAGAGATGTTCTTCCTCTCTCTTCTAAAACTAAGTTGTATATGCATGGTAATCTTAGGTCTTGGTTGACGTATTGTGATCTACGTACTGGTAATGGTACTCAGTTAGAACATAAAGTTATCGCTGAACAATGTAAAGAACTGATTTCTTTGCAGTTTCCCAAGTGCTATGCAGCCATGTGGGTGTCTACTTAGATTTTGATAAAAATTTGTCAGACCTATGTATACGTAGGGGCAGGTGCTTTCCCCCCTGGTGGGGGTGCTGGTGTAGCCCTTTCAGGGCTCGCTAGATGTGTTATCTAGTAGAAAACACTAGGGTTCTAGGGTACAGCACGCATGCGTTACGGTGTAGTGTACCACTAACCCATCATATTCTCTGACCATCTGTCTGACCTTCGATAAGTAAAGCTAATAACCGTTGGCATGACTGGGATCTGATGACCTGATGTGACAGTTTGTTCGACTGTCCACTACCAATCGACCGATTTGACCTGCTACCTTCAGACCTCTCCTACTCTTTTAACGTTAGAGTTATCGATCTCTCCTGATAAGGTGAGAGAGATCTCTAACTTAACTAAGAGTTGAGAGACAACTGACAACCGAATACGGCTGACTCACCGCTTGGCACTGTGCCAACTGACGAACCGACCACCTTCTCTCCAAAGCTGTCCACTGGCGTATACAGTGGTAGAACCTGGACAACTGAATAAGCACTCCGTTACGTGGTGACGACCAACCCAGTGGGTTTCTTGGGTGAGGAGTGGCAGACCAAGTGCAGTGAGGTATACACTAACGTATACAGCGTGATGCTTGCGATCGAATCGCACTCATTGCATAGCCCTCGTTAAGCAAGGGCTTTTTTGTTCACTAACGTATCATCCATGTTCATTCGTGTTTCTCCTCGTACATCTGATTGTGTCGAGGTTATGTATGTCAATCCAATCACTGCTGTGGTTGAGGTTGCATATGCCAAAGGTAATGTGTACCGATACACTCACGTATCACGTCGTGCAATTGCCAACCTGTTGTTGAATCCCAATATGTCATTGGGTTTCTGGGTTAACAATAACTTGCTTCCTTACGATTGCAAGACCCGGTTGTTTGGTGAGTGCAAGGTTGTATCTCACTTTGAGCAACTAATGAATCAACAACCTGTTGCTGTTTGAGTCATAGCTCACATACCGGGTGCAATGCCCGGTTGCAGCCTTGGGTTCGTTCACGAACTCACCTGACACTTTATGTGTCATCTTGTTCACTAACGTATTTCACATGACTATTGCAACTGCACCTATCACTGGTGCTGACTGGTACGACAACCTGACCGAACAGGATCAGGAGTTGTACGACATGATCGAAGATCGTTGTCCTGAATTCACCAAGCTTGATGCTGAACAGTGTCAAGAATTCATGGATGAATTGAGTGATTACGGCATCACAACTGCTGAGCAGTTTGAAGATGCTTACTTCTATCAGTCTACTTCATACAAAGCAGAGGCTGACTTTGCTGAGTATGTAACTACGGAAATCAACTGTGTTGACATTCCTGACTACGTCTACAACCACATTGATTGGCGATCTATGTGGGATTGCGAGTTGCGCCATGACTTCTTCACTATCGAGTTTGATAGTGAGACTTACTTCTTCAATTCTAATTTCTGATCGTAGGTTCTAAGCCTTCACCAAGGTGCAAGTCCTTGGCTTTCTTTTACCTCTCAATGAGAGAGGTTTACTTTCTCACTATGACAATCACCTATCAAGTGTACCGTCTAATTGATGACGGACACGAGCAATCATTGGGATTCTTTGTCAATGACAGGGACGCAATGATCGAAGCGTTTGACTACTACTCAGAGGTGCGTTATCCGCACTCTTATGTTGACTACCGAGAGGTTGACTAATGACTGACGTTCCTGATTATCGAATGGAGATGATCCGTCTGATCACTGACTACATCAACAATGCGGAGTATGTCAGTCAAGCTGACTACTTAGAGTGCATTGATTATCTTCTCGACTTTAACTCCAACGCAAACTATTCTCATGTCTGATTACACACAGCTCCACTACAACGTGGACAATTGGTATGACTCATTGAATGA